GACATGAACACAACAGATGAAAGCATGAGAGACAACCTTCTTGACATCGCTAACTATTGTGTTCTAACCATCGTAGAATTAGATAAACAAAAATAAAACCCTACAAGCGCATTTTATTTCATTGGTGGCTAACTATACCACCTTTGGGGTAAAATGCGCTTAGAACGGCTAAAAAGTGGCTTAAATTGAAAATATATGGCAATAATATAATGTTTACATGAGAGGATTTACAACAAAAGAATTTATAGAAAAGGCAAAACAAAAACATGGAGACTATTTTGATTATTCGGAGACAGTATATGTCAACCGAAGAACAAAGGTGTATATAATATGTCCTATACATGGCGGATTCTGGCAATTTCCAGAACAACACCTAAAAAGTCAATATGGATGCCCCCAATGCTCTTACGAAGCCAAAAGCAAAGAAAAAAGACTTGGATTTGAAGACTTTGTTATAAGGGCAACGAACATACATGGCAACATGTACTCTTATGTAAACGTTGATTATATTGATGAAAAAACGAAAGTAGAAATAATATGCAAGAAACACGGAGCGTTTATGCAAACCCCTGCCGCTCATTTGCATGGTCAAGGGTGTCCGTTGTGTGGAATAGAAAAAATACGCAACAGCAAACTATTATCTCAAAATGAAGTTATAGAGGCGTTTAAGCGTGTACACGGAGATACTTATGATTATAGCAAAGTCGAGTATAAAGGTTCACAAGTCGAAATTGCTATTATTTGTAAAGAACATGGAATTTTTTACCAAAAACCAGCATATCACATGTATGTAGGATGTGGATGTCCTGTTTGTGGTGATATAAAAAGAGGCTTGTCTGAAAGGCAAACAAAAAGTGAGTTTGTTGAAAAAGCAAGACTAATACACGGTGACAAGTACGATTATTCTCTTGTTCCAGAAGATGTACTTACATCAGACAAAGTGCCTATAGTATGCAAAGAACACGGCGTGTTTCTACAAACAAAAAATTCACACTTACAAGGACAAGGTTGTCCGCATTGCCCAAAAACATGTGTTTCTTTGGGCGAAAAAAAAGTGTCTGAATGGCTTGATATGGAAAATATTAAATATATTCCTCAATACAAAATAAAAAACGAAGACGTTAATTGTGGAAACAAGCACATTATTATAGATTTTTACATACCTAAAGAAAATTTGTTTATTGAATACAATGGAGAGCAACATTATAGTACACCGTTTTATTTTGGAGGAGAAGAAAGGTTTGAGCGACAAGTAAGAAGAGATAATGCTCTAAGAAAATACTGCGAAACTCACGGGATAAAACTTGTCGAGATTCCTTATTGGGATTATAATAACATTGATGATATATTAAATAAATATTTGAAATAATATGGCTTCGTTTTACGTTGTTGGATTTTTGGAGTCTGTTAAGGTGCTACCAGATTCCTGTATTTTGTTTCTTTCAGAGTACAAAAAAGGGTATAGAAAATCTGATGGCACAATAGTAGATGATAAGTACGTCTCTTGGAAGATTATCTACAAAGGTTACTTCATTAAGTATATCACGTCTCACTTTAACAAAGGTATGCTTGTGGAAGTCAAAGGTGAAGTACTACCGTACGCAATAGAACGAGGACAAACGGTAGATGGTGTATCGGTGATTGGACAAACCTGTAACTTATATAGCTATCCGCGATACAATGCCAAACAAGAAGTAAAGATGATTAAGGAAAGCCAGCTTGCAAGCAACGAACACCCAGACCTTGAATCATACAACCAGCCTGACTTTTAAATATAACGTTACTATAAAATATTTATTGTCTAACTAAATTTACGTAAATTATGACACAAGAAGAAATAATTAAGGATTTAGAGCAGCGCATCGCAATGATGGATGCGGACAATTCTGCTTTATGCACAGACCTTGAACACTGGAAAAAAGTTGCAGCTGGCTTAAAAGGGCACAACAGACAACTTGCCAAACGTGTAGAACACTACAAACAACTTGACTTGGAGGGCGACGAACTCTATGAAAAACGACTTGCAGAGATAGACCGTCTTAAATCAAGTGTTGAAGAAAAAGAAGCTACAATTGCTGGATTGGAATCGCAAATAAGTAAAATGTCGGAAACCATGCGAGAACAGTCAAATAGAATAGAATGTCTTAAAGGTGACGTTGGTGTTGCCGAAGCTAACCTTGAATATTACAAGTCCTTGCCTTGGTGGAGAAAAATTTTCTAAACACATAAAACCCCGCCACAAAAATGACGGGGTTTTTTATTGTTTGTTTTGTATTGAGTTATTACAAGAACTATGTTAGTTATTGAGCTGGCTCAAAATCACTTGCTTTACTGCCACTATCTGCAAGTTTGCCATTAGTGTCAAAGCCAGCAAAATTGCCATTAGTCCCTGTCACTTCAAGTTGAATGTCTGACATCTTCTTGCCAGCATCCTCAATATTAGTACCATTGAACTTAGCAAGATTACCTGCTGTTGGTGTGCCGATAACTTTAGGATAAACAGTATCTACAGGATTTCCAAGAGCATCCGCCCAAGCCATAGTAGCATTGCCTCTTATTTCAATAACGTGAATCTCTTTTTTAATTGTTGTATCATAATAGCAAAAACCTTCATCTTTGTTGGAAAAAAGTACTGGGAATGGGTAAGTAGCAGGAACCCAATCGACATAATAACCATAAGTATCTCCTTTTTTTACTTTTGAAGCATAAGCCTTTTCAAAAGATTTAGTACTTACATTAAGGTAGGCATAGCCTTCATATAAGTTTTCATAAATATATTGTGCAGATGGTCTTTGGTTATTTGTGCCGGTTCTTTTAACTTCTTCCTGTATTTGAGCTATTTCTTCAGCAGTCTTTCCGACAAATAGAGTATCTTCTCTTACCCAAGTAACCTGTCCTGTATTAGAAATGGCACTAACAACCCAAAAGCCAGCATTTTCTCCAGACGTAACTTTGTAAGTAAAGCCAACAAATATTTCTTTATTTTCAGTGTTAGCTGGTAAATTAGCACCTGATATTATTTTATATACTGTTAAAGGTCTGTTATCACTTGTTCCTCTAACAGGACTTGCACTAAAACCATCTTTATTAACCCATCTTGTGCCTTCCCATACAATCATTGAACCCCAATCAGTACATAAGTATTCATATCCTTTATATACATTTCTTGCATCAGGCTTGTTGTAAAATGTTCCAACATTAGACACTCGGTTTAAGTACCTTTCTACTATATTACTTTCAACAATATCATATATTGCTATGCCTTTTGTAATTGTTGCTGTGTAAATCTTATTAGCTCCCTTAATGAATTTGACATTATTATGGTTAAGATTTGAACTTGCTATTCCTATGTTACATTTACCGACATTCATTGGTAGATAAATAATATTATCTACTGCATTAGTTGTATCTAGTCCACTAATTTCTATATCACATAATACAGAACCATTTGGTTCATAGTCATTACCAACATAAACAGCATAATCTACATTGTGAGGATTTTGTTCTGACGTAGGAAGGATATGGCCTACATTTAACCCTTCAATATACAAGCCTTGTAGTATATATGTTCTATTATAATTTTCATTTTCTTTTTTTCTTAGCAATCCAAATGTAAAAGGAGACAAAGGACTTTCCCCATCTACACTTCTGCTTTGATAGCCTTCATAATAGCCATTTATGACTTTCAAATTTATTATTCCACCAAAGAACATAGCACCTTCGGCACATGACTCAGTATCGCAGTTTGCAATTACACCACTAAAACCAGCCGCTTGAATAGGTAATACATCAGTTACAATTCCACATCCTTGACAAGAATGAAACCTACAATTAACTATTGTTTGCATTATTGGGAACCAAGCATGTGAACTGTTACTGTCATAAGTAACACTATACTTCAGACCATGCCCACCAGTACCGTATGCTTTATATATTTGATTAGCCTGACAATCAACAAATCTATTGTTAAATATATTGCCGCTTGTTACAGCCATCACATAAGCACCTTCACTTACCCTACAACTATAAATCCTTATATTTTCACAAATAGAGCCTATGTGATTCTCCAAATAAAAAGCTCCTTTAGTAGTTGATACAACCATTGGAGATGTATTTGGCTTATCGATAGATTGAATGAAGAAATCTCTATAAACAGAATTATTAACACCGTAAGCACTTCCTTGAGAGATTTTAAGAGCATATTTAGTCTCGCCTACAATATGATAATAAAAACCACTCGTTTCTTTTCCAGTACCAACTATATTTACAATAGTTTTTCCATTTGGATTCTTAATTTCAACTTCATCGTCAATGTAATAAATTGAGTTTAGCTTGATAGTATAAATCTTACATAACGGCATATTTATATTCATAGCCCTAAAAGCTGAAACACATGAGACAGGATTATTGGAATTATAACTTACCGCACCAAACCATTCAGGATATATTTCTGTATTAGCCCAAGTACCAGTTAAAAGAGTAGTTGTGCCAAATATATTTGTTTTAGTTTCTTCTATTAATGTTCCAGTACCTACAATAGTGCCGTTACTCAAACTACCTCCTTCAAACTTCAGTACACTGTTGGCCGGAATGGTAATTGTATTATCATTAGCACTATCTATTTCATAGTCATATTGGATAACATAGATGGTGTTATCATCAGAAATCATACTTTGAGTAAGAGTATTAACACCATTAACTATATTCTTTCGGAGAATCTTTCTGCCTAAACCAGAATATACAAGAGGGTTATACACCTTGTCCTTAAACTTCAGTACGTCTGTTCCTTCAACATTTACAGATGTTAAATCCTCTTCATCTGCTGCATTGTTTACATCACCCGTTATTTCTACAGGAGCATAGTTCTCCATGATAGAATTGACCATTTCACGATTTTCTTGAAGTGTTTCGTCTTTGATGGTATCAATGTTATCTTGAAGATTTTGCTCAGCCAACTCTGCTCTTTGTCTTTCTTGATTTATTTTTAAATATACCCCACCACTCGTCACAAGATTCTTGCTTCCAGCAGTAGGCTCGTCATCCACACCTTGCCAATCACTGACAGTAGTACTCCATGCAGTAGCCGTCAGCCTATACTGCACATACTTATTGTCAGAACTCTGTGCAGAACCCTTGATGAATTTAACGCTAATTCCACCCTTGCGCAATGGTTCTGGAATATTTGCACCGCCATTACCAAGAGCAGAAGCAAGGTCAGCATACGGTGTTGGATTTCCTTGCCCGTCAGGGTGTGCTACGGAGATGTCATATACTATCTTTCCGTTAGTCCAATCGTGAACCTCTTGTAAAATTTGTTGTGTTGTCATAATCGTATAATTTAGTCGTTGAAAATTTCGTCAAATTGTTCTTGTGTGATTTCTTGAAGAGATTGGTCTGCCATATTAAGTGAATGTTGCACTTCTTCCGTCATATCAGTGGATGGTATGCCACTTGCGGGTTTTGTGTAGTTGCCATCATCACCTTTATCGCCTTTTTCACCTTTCTCTCCTTTTTCACCTCGTATTGATGGTGTGGTGTATGTAGTGCCATCGGTAAATGTTAAGGTAAGAGTGTAGTCGGAATTAAGCACAGCACTTGCAATACCATTGCCTGTGTCACCCTTGTCTCCCTTATCACCCTTTACACCTTTTTCGCCACGAACGACACCAGTAGTGTAGGATGTGCCATCATCAAGGGTGATAGTGATGGTGTAATCTGCATTTTGGGTGATATTGGCAATGCCTACACCAGTATCACCTTTTTCGCCTTGAACGCCCTGCACACCTTGTTCCCCGCGTTCACCCTGAATGCCTTGCTCACCTTGAATACCCCTTTCGCCTTGGATGCCCTGCTCGCCTTGGATGCCCTGCTCACCTTGTTCACCTTTCTCACCTCGGTCTCCCTTTTCACCTTTGTCACCTTTGGCAAAGAAAAACAGTGCTGCACGCGCCTTAACGTCAAGTTGTCTAAACTCATCCCATTCCTGTAGTACGCTGTCGTTATGATTCGTTACTACAATCTGGTTGTCCCACAATGAGCGGTACTGTGTGCCGTCGGGATTGTTTACAAGCACCTCTACACCATATACTCCTGCTGGAACAGTGCCACTCTCTGCGAATCGCAAGATGTTGCCGTCAACAGTTGGCGTGTATGATAGTTTTCTATACTTGCCAACAAGACGCACTTGTACGATTGCTTCTGCGTCAGGATAGTAGGGTACAACCTCCACTTCTCCCTCTTGTGGCACAATCTCTTGTTCGAGCGGTATGAGCAATTCCTGTGTATTGCCACGTACCCAATAGATTCTGTTGTCGTTCATATTTTCCTGTGATATTTAATGTTGGATATTTATATTGATACTGTAGGCGGTTCTAACGTGTGTAATGTGGCGGTTGCAAGTATGTATGAATTATTGCCCCTATGTAACTTTTCCGTAGTAGGCTTTACACCTTTTAAGCAAACCACGTGGGCGTACTTGCCACTATAGGCTGACTTGACGTAGAAATCTCCGTGCTTACAAACGTAGTCATTAAACAGGTCGTATACGGTTTGTGTGTCAACGTTTCCGCTCGCCGAATAGCGAGAGCCAGCAATGAAAGTCAATTCCAAGTCAACATTTTTGCGGATTACAACATCATTGTCGTTTTCGCCTTTTGTTGCAACAAGAAAATCCTCAGTTTGACTGTTAACCCATTGCTCGGAATACACATTAACAGATTCGCCTTCTTCATTGAATCCTTTTATTGACAATATTTTAATACCGTCAAAAAGCGTCGTTACATCTTGCCAAGAATCACTTTCTTGACGTTTCACGAAATATTTGTTGCTTAAATCTTTTGCCATAATTACAATCTTAGTTCTTTGTTAAACACCTTTGGTTCTTTTAAGCAGAACTTACCAAGTTCTACGGTGGCTTTATCGGAATACTTATATATTGTCACGTTGCTTTCTTCGTCAACATCGTCAAGAATAATCTTGCTATCATCAAACAGCATAACAATAACACTGTTATACCCATCACATGAGAGGTGAATTTCAGAACCACAAGCGCAATATATTTTAACGGCTTTACACGTTGAAATTTCCATTGATGGTATAGTTGTCCACATTGTTGATAAAACGTCGTCAGAAACGCTTAAATTGCCGTTATAGCCAACGTATAGTTCCGTTTTGTAGTTTCCTACAACACCATCAACATCAATACCAACATATTTGCCGTTAATATAGTCGCAAAATTCACTTAGTATATACTCTTTACTTAACCCCTTGTTTTGATAGCAATGAGCAAAGAAATAAGGCAATGATTGCTCTTTCATGACAAGCCTTACAAGCATTTCCTTGTCGTCGCCGCATTTGCGCCACGCAGACTTGTATTCTGCGCATAGTGGGGTGGTTATTTCCCCACTTAACGCAGCCTTGTAAAACATAAATAGGTCTCTATCCATAATCAATCCGTTATTTCTACTTTATAGTTCATCAAAGCGTTATATACTTTCTCTGTAATTTCGTTGTTATCGTAATACTCTTGTGCAACTTCTTTTATGTAGGATTCTTTGGTTCGCTTGTAAGCCGCAAATGCTTCTTGTGGTGAGTCGAAATACCCAATATGTACTCTTATCTTTTTACCATCTTTATCTAATGCGGAAAGGAAAGATTCCCACTTGTCTCCCTTTTTAGAAGAACCGATTATATTACTTCTTCTTCCTTTGTTTGTTAATATTAGTTTGTTGATTCTTTGAGGAAGAAAGCAACACGTTTCTGGAGAGTAAACCTTATTATCTTTACCGCTAAGAAGGTCTTTGTCTAACTCGTAGCCCTCTTTGTAATTTTCCTCGAACCATTTCTCAAAATTACTAAAAACAAGCCATTCTTCACAAACAGAACAAACACTATAGGTTGGGTGTTTTTTTGAAAAATTCCCGTAGCACCTATGCAGCATAGCAACCCATCGCCTGTAAGCGACATTGTTACAACCAACAGGCAAAAGACTATCGTTTATCCCAACTCCAAAAACCTTTCCTTTTTTTTCTTTAATAACTCCTTTCTTCTTCTTTGATATATTTTCGCTTTTACATTGTGGACACGCGCCAATTCCTTTTATATGGTCTGACGGTCTTACACTGTGCTTGCCTCCATGTTTACTGCAAACAACTGTTACTGGAGTGTTCATGTCTACATAATTCTCTTCGGTGATTAGGTCATATATGTACCTGTCGCCCCACACGTCTTTAAATGCAGCTTTAACCTCTTCCAACGTTTTTTTTCTTCCCATGTTATTCAACTTTTTAATTACGTCAACTTTGTTAATAGGAAAGGGAGAAGTTGACAACTCCCTTGTCATCGGGTAGCTACTCCCGACTATTCCTATTGCAAAGATACATAATATTCTAAACATACGCAAATTCTTTTAGATAATTTAAGACATTAGTTCTACGCGAATACCACTTCCGCTTGGAACAGTCCAATTCTCCATCATTGATTGCATTGATTGCATAACGATGTAGTTGTTTTGTAACTGCAATAGCATTTGCGAGAACACCCCAAGTTGAACATCCATATCAAACGACATTATCGTGTCACGAATCTGTACCAATAGGTCGTTTCTAAGATATGCTTGTTGCGACATGCCGTTGAGATACGCTTCAACCGCCGAGGCCGTTTCCTCGCTCACACCCTGCAATCCTTGTTGGAGAGCACTCAGTGCTTTGTCTTTTTCGGTATCTTTCATCAAACCAAGTTCTCTAAGGAAATTAGCAACCTCTTGCATATTTTCCTCCATAATAGGTTGCCCACTTCTAAGCAGTTCTGCGTACTGCCTTATGTCGTCAGTTGTAGGCATTGTGGCTGTTGCTAATTCTTTTTGTATTTCCGCTTCTTTTTGTTCTGCCTCTTTTAACATCTTCTCGTAAGCGGCTCTTAATCTTGCATTTCTACCTGCGCCAAAGTCGTGTAGCCTAAATTCATCGAACCAAAGCAGAGAGCCAATTTGTTCATCATTCATTCCGAGTGCTCTTAGTGCTTCAATAAGTGAATTATCATCGTTCAAATCTGCCATTTTTGCTTGACTAACCTTGCTTTGTACTTTTGCAAGTTCTTCAGGAATATTACCTGCGCGTTGGTTTATCTGCTCCTGTATTTTGTTCCATTGTTCTTCAAACCAAGGCTGTAGAATCTTCGTTGTAAACATCTTCTTAACCATGTTGGCTATCATTTCATCAACGGATTCATCAAACTTAGCCATAGCATCTTCTCCACTGCGCAAAGCTTCTACGAAAGCATCCATCATGTTTTCCATTGCGTCGCCAACACTTGATATGCCAAGAAGGTCATTAACGATGCTGTCAACCGTGTCTGCTATGTCGTATTCAAGTTCCTTGATTTGCTTTTGTAAGTCAATAATCTTATCCTCGTCACGGTGCTTTGAGTCA